CGTTGAAAATCCAATCATTCATCCCGCCTTCCCTGGCATTCACATTGTCCGGGAACTTTTTAATCGAGCACCCGACGCCGACAATCGTATCGCCGCGGGTCGCATTGCGAACCGTAATCGTGCTGTTTCCGCAATTCGCTGAGCTATTTGTGGTCTGTGCATAGAGGGATGACAGAAGCGCATTGACGGGACTTGTTTTTTGCAACCGGATCGCAATCGTTCCCCCTTGCGCGGCATGAAGCGAAGTCATCGGCGTTCCATCCGCGCCCCAGACGATAGTTGTCTTGTCGCCTTCCATAGCAATCGTCACACCTTCCTCGGCAATCCCGCCCTCGGATAGTGAGAATGACCCAGCCGGATCGGTTAGCGCGGCATTGACATCCAAGAACGAATACGTCGCCATGCTTATTTACCTCAACGATTTACGGTAACGATAATGCCGGCGAAATGAATTGCCCCAGCCAATTTGATCGCCACTTGTATCGGAACGGATTTGCGCGCCTCGCGGTCGGCCTGCGCTTGCGTCGCAACCGGCGGGGCAAAGACATAATATCCAAGGGTAAGCGTATCCCCGGTATTCAATTGGCCGAGAGGCGGCCCGTTCCATTCCCCCGGCGCCACAAGCCCGTTATTAACCGCGGCAACCAAGGTATCGTTAATTTCATTTACGATCAGATGCGTGCCGGCATCCGTTTGCGGGATTTTTGTCGGGCTCTGATAAAGGAGATTATAGACATTCGTTTGAATTGCATTCGCCAGCCAATCGGTGCCGTGAACCTCGTCAAAGAAAAACCCGTTGGCCATCACGCCTTGCTGAATGATCGCCGTGGCATTTTGATAATTTATGAATACGTTGCAATCTTTATTCGTGATCGTTTGGGCCTGGGATTCCGTCAAGAACTCCGCGACAATTCCAGGTTCCTGCTTGAATTTTAGGGTGATCACAGAATTGTTGGCACTGAAATTAACGGTGAACGCCCGTCCGAAGATCGACGCGGCGGCATACAGACTGGAAGATGAATATTGCTCAAATGTCCGCTTGTACCCGAGTACCTTTAACGAGCTTGCAATATCGGAATTATTGGTTGGATCAAGAACGCCCGGCGCTTGCGTCGTCACCCCGAAAATATGGGCACGATTTGCCCCTTCGATATATCCGGCGACCGCAATATAATCGGAATCAGCGGGGGGAACGGCCGTGGCAAATGTGGCCCCGTACCAAACGCCGGAAAGGTTGTCGAGAACGCCGATACACGCTAATGCCGTTTCCGGCGCAATGCCGATCACCGGGGCGGACGCCGTGATTAGCGTCGTATTGGTCAAAACGGAAAGATCGGTTCCGGTTCCCCCCGATAGCGTTGCCCCGGAAACGGTCGCGACGGAGGCAGCGAGGGTGTAGGCATTTCCCGGAGCGCCGGGCAGTTTGGAAACCACATAGACTTTTGTGCTAACGACATTCGGCAAACTTAGCGTAACTTTGGAAATGTTCACGTCCGCGGAGGTATTGGCGAACGCCACAAGGTTCGCCATGGTGATTGCGGTTGTGCCGCCGATAAGAACTTGATTCCCTACTGGCCCGGAAGCAACGAATGTAACGACGGTGCCGTTTAGAGTGACCGTCGCGTTGGCGATAGGATTTGCCGCGAAATTATACCATCCGGAGGCAGTCGGGGCGGACATTACGCTAACCGAGCTGGTGACGCCGGTCGTGCCGGACGTTATGTCGAATCTTTGTAGATTGCTGTTCCAGACAAATGTCGCGCCGGCCGCCAAAGTTTGCAATTCGGTTTGAATGCTCGACGCCACGCCATTTATATTAAGCGCTCCGGTCAGTCCTATGCCGGTCGCCGAGCACGGTACCCCGTCGACATAGACGAGGAATCCACCGTTTGAAATTGAGGTGAAATTCGAGAGAAGCTGCATAGAAGGCGTCATTACGCCCCCGTGCAATACTCCGCTTGTCGCGAATTGCGCCCAGCGCCCGATATAGAGGAAGGCCGGCTGCGGACTCTGGGAGAAGAAAAGATCGGCGGCCAGCCATTCCGGCGACATCGTTCCGAAATCGCTTGCCACTCCCGCCAATGTGGTATAAAGGCGAATACGTTCCGTGGTATCGATCACGGGCGAAGAGCCAATAATTACGAGGCTTCCGAAGTTTTGGAATGTCGCCGCGGTCGGCGCAATATTGACTTGGACCGATACGACGTCGGAAACGTTAAGACCGGTTGGCGCCATGGGAGTTCCTTAATAAAAAACCCCGTCGAATTTCTCGCAACGAGGCTGTGAAATGCCGGAATCAGTCGAAATTAAGCTTTCTAAAGAGCGCGCCTATTGGTTAGCATCGGCCATATTGCACGCTGCGGAGACGCTTGACCCGCTTGTCATTATCGCATGGCGAGAACACAAGAGTGATGATGCCGCAATGGGATACGATCGCTATTAACGGGACGGCTCCCCGGAAGTTTGAGGGCGTGAAACCTAAACCTGCGGAGGATTAGGAATGAAGATGTATATGATCGCCGATCACGCATTACAGCCGATGCTCGCTAGTAGCGATGGAACGCTGTCATGGGATTCGCTTCCAGTAATCCACAGCGACGGGTCATTAGTAATGGCTTACGAAATTAGGCCTGGCATGTCGTTCACGTTCGAATTTGATCCTCGAAGAAATGCTTATTTGCTCATTAGGGACGTTAAACTTGCGGCGGGTTAGGCCCGGCGCTGAATGTGTCCGTTGCATTCGGCGCGTCCGATTGAATCGTAATCGGCGCGGACAGGATATTGAGAACGGGATAAGTCCTATCGATTTCACGCCGCACGAAAAACGTCAGATCCATGCGCCTAAACCAAACCTCGTTGATCAATTCCGCAGCATTTGTCAGTTTGCAGTCGGTAGAAACGAAATTCATGTTTTGCAGATAAAAGGCTTCCCGATTCTGCGCGACCGAAATCCCGGCTCGAAACATGTTCGCGTTACCGCGCGAGTTTGGCCCATAAAAGCTGGCCATGACCTCCAGCACTTCATGCCGCCGCTGTTCATCATAGCCTTGCCCGACGGGATCGTTTGGATTTGACGGCTCGCCTCGCCAATGCCTCGTATATGCGCTGTATTCCGGCGTTTCGCTCATAACCCCGATTGCGCACCAATCGACCGTTGCCTCGGGCTGTTTTGGCACCGGGGTTTGCCAGCGTGGACGCACCATTGGCCCAGGCAACCCGACGAGCGCAACTACCGCGCCTTGCAAAATAGCGTCGAGAGCAGTATCCTCTGGCGGCGACGCGCTTGACGGAACAAGATAACCGCCAGTTGAAGAGTCCGTCACTTTTTAAGTTTCTCGCGCAACTTTGCAGCCAAGGCACGCGCGGCCGGTTCCCATGGCTTTTCGAGATCCGCGTCGATATACGCTAGTATTAATTCGTTGATGTCTTGCTGGTCCTTGAGTTCCCTTTCAAGCGCGTCTAGCCTTTCGAAGAATCGTAGCATTGTTAAATCTCTAGATCATTGGTTGGCCTTATTGAGCACGCATATGGCTTCGATAAATCCGGCGCCAAAGCCGCTCCAATCGCCTATCGTCTTAACCTGATATGTCCGCCCGTGCCATGTCACGACATCGGCGTCTTGTGCGCCCGACCCGTTGGTTAGGCGAAATTTTGTAATAATCGTAATCGACCCAGAAAGAAGTTCCCCTTCCGGCATTTTTAATAAATCGATATCGTCATTGGCGGTGACGACGCCGGATACATTATTAATAATGTTCGACGCATTGCTCGCCATGCCGCCGGCCGTCACGGTTTGGACGAATCTTGTTACCGTGAATAGATCGGCGAAATCCGGGTCCGTTAAAATATCGGTTACGTCGAGAGCAGGCATTTTAGTCTATTGTCGCCATCTGATGAGGGTTATACGGCCGTTTCTTTCCCCCCAACGCAAAAGCCACAAAGTTGCATTAGTTCCTATAACAACGCCTGCTGTGATACCTAGCAAAAACGAGAGTATCATTATCTCACTACATAGGTGATTGCACGCCTAAGTTGCCCGGTATCGATGAGCGGAGTCGTGCCGGTCCGCCCGCGGCGAACGCGCGCCGCCAATGTTGCCGGCTTCAAAGGCTCGAATGGACCGTCCGTAATTTTCTTCTGTACAGATACCTGGGCAATCAATCCGATCTTCTCCAGCTCTTGGCCGATTTCGTCGGCTTTGCCAGTAAGGGCCAATTGTGCCGCCTTTTTAAAATGTTTAGCGATATCGTCTTTCGCGTTGGCTATACCGGGATGCAAGAACGGCCGCGCCGGAATATTTTTGGCCGGGGATCCGTATTCCATGACATAGCCAATCAAGGCGTTTGTCGCGGCGGTCGTTTCGCCGGGCTCAGGATCACGCGCGGCATTGGAAGACGGAATACCGACAAGCACCTCGCGTTTTAAGAGTCCATCCAATGCCTTCCTAAATTGCGCCGTGTTGCTCTTTTGCTCGATATTCACATCGGAAACCCGGCGGATTGAACGTTATCGCTCCCGTCCCATGATCCGGTTTGAACCCCGCCAATCCCGACCATGTTCACAAGCCATCCCAACCGCGTGCCGTAGGTCGTGAGATTGAAATTACCAAACCCTTCTAGAGTCCCGGCGTGCGTATCATAGCCGGCGCTTACCTTATCGACACTCTTCGACGACAGCGGTCCGGAATTGATTCCCGGCACACCGCCATTATTGGCAGAATTCGCCGCTTGTTGTTCCAACACAAGATTATGCGCAATGAACAATTCCGTTCCGACATCAAGAAGCGTTGTCCACGCGGCCGGATTAAACAATTGAACGGCCAGACTCATCCAATATATGACCGCCGAATCAGGATAGACGGCACTGTTTGAAAATTCTTGAAAGTCCGCGCGAAACGAGGCAACCGTTACGGTCATCTCTTGCCGCCGTCCCTCGCCGCGACCGGAGGCGCGAGTTGCGGCTTGTCATTTTCCAGACTCTTCACCTTATTGGTCTGCGCCCACCAATGTTTAAAGTGATCTTCTGGCATGTCTTGAGTGCCGGCCGCATATTCAACTTCCTTGGGAAGGCCGTCAACAATCCCGAGGTTCAATTTAAACGGCGTTGTTACGAGAACTTTCATTCCATGTAATTCCAGCAATTATGCCCGCTCGGTAGAACAACTGTAATCCACCATACAATCCGATCGCAGCACGAACCGTCATTAACAATAAGGGCAATAATAGGAGCCTCAGTTAGAAAACCATACCAACTTCTCATATCATATTCCCTTTAACCCATGCCGTCGCGATAGCCGATCGTGACCGGATAGACGAATTCCATCTGCCCAAGCCTTCCGAAATAAGTGGTCATTTGGAAGATCGAACGATATTCCAGCGGCGTCTTCTGCAACGGAGTCATCGGGTAGCGAATATAGCGCATCTCCTTGCGATAGGCGACCATGCGATTATGCCCGCTGACGGTTCCAAGCGTTCCGCCAACCCCGCCGCCGATCAGCCACTTGACCGGATAGATTTTCAGGGCGCCTGCCCCGTTACGGTTCACGACATTGTTTTCAAGCAAATAGGTCAGCAACGACACGCTGGCCGCCTCGCCAACGCGACGGCTTACCAAAAGCCCGTAGTCGCCAGGAGCCATCAAGACCCTATCAGGCAAAACCGCATAGGCGGACTTGTTCCAAACGCTTGTGAGAAGCTCGTTCAAGTCCTGTAGAATTTCGTCCGGCGCTTTATTTTGCCAAAGCGGAGAACCGGAGGCGCCGTTTGCCACGTTGGTGACATTGGTGATGATCGTATTTGACGCATTCAGCAATCCGGTCGCGCTGATCGTGCTGTCGCCGGTATAGACGAGCGTATCAATATCCATTTGATACTTAAGCACCAATGCTTCATATTTCTGAGCGTCCACCGGGCGCCCGAGCTTCATTGCACTTTCAAGCTCGGGAATCGTGTATTTTATTTCCTGGCCCCAGAGGTGCAGCGGCTGCGCGGTCTTGCCGATGTCGAGCGAGACGCCTTGAATGGTATTGGAATCTTTTCCGATCCAAGAAATATTGCCCTGGCCGCCCATGTTGCCCATGGCAGCAAAGTCGGAGTTCGTCCAAGACGAAATTTCGTCCGCAATCGAGACGTCCGTCCGGATATCAATGTCGCGGCCCCAGGAAAATTCCACCAAAGGCATGTGCAGCGTTTGGTCGAGCCGCTCCAATTCCCCGATAAAAAAGGCCCCGGTAGAATCGATAACGTTGGAGTCGAATGTCATCATATTATCGTGAGTCATCGCGCCCTTGACAACTCGGCGGCGCGGCGTAGTTAGGGCGGTGCCGCCCAGAAGGTCAGAAGCGTCGAGGTACATTTTGCATTCCCCATGAAAAAGCCGCCCTCTTGGCGGCCCGTTGTGAATATTCGGAATCTGATATTTTAGATATTAACGGCAATAACAACATTCCCGTTGGCGTCGGCCGGACCCATGAAATACGTGTTATTGGTAATCTGAGTGCATGCCCCGCCATCAGTCGAGCTTTGCACCCCGCCGAAGAGTTTTGTTCCGGAAGTTGCGGCGGTGCGAATCCAAACCGCTTGCCCCAACACCACCGTTGTAGCGTCCTGTAGAAATGCGCTGATATATCCGCGCACCATGATGTTGACCTTCCCGGTGGTCGGCGGCGTGCTTGTTCCCAACGGATCATTGAGAAGCGCCACGTTTTGTATAGGATATGGCCGCACGATCCAACCAAGCGGGGTTGCGGCTGGGCCGGTATCGCCAGCCGCCTGAATCCCGGAGACAAGGCCGGCCGCGACTTTCATCGGCACCCCGTAGGCCACGGGCGCGCCGGTTGCGGCAAGAAGTGCCTCGACGATATGATCCCACTGCGCGCCTTGCGGATCGCCGGGGATTCCAATATTGAATGTGTAGAGATAGGCTTGCGTCACGGCTAACGTCCTTTCCTGTGCGCGTTATCTTTTGGCGTAATATTCCCGATGGATGGCATTGATTTCTTCATTGGTCTTCGGAAGGCCGCGACCCGGAGGTTGGATAACATTTCCGCGCCGATTCATATTGGCGGTCTTGGCATTGTCGCTCGCCGCGGCAAACAGCACTTTAACCGCGTCGCAAGTAAGCGTGTCGATACGAGAGCCGCCGAGATATGGCTTGATTGCGGTTATGCCGTGATCTGTTTCGTACGCGGCCGCGACGACACGGCGCCGGAATGCGCAAAGACGGGCGTCGATTGTTTTGGAATCTTGCGCGCTATCGAATGTTGGAAGCCTAACGCCGGGCATAAGGATCTCGCCTCTGGCGAGAGTGTCCTGCCATTCCAGACGAGCGTTTACGAGATTCCGAGGCTTGGAATCTTTGGTGTCCTTTTTCTTTTTATCGTCGTCGTCTCCCTCTTCGTCCGTGTCCTTAGTCTCGGACTTTTTGGCCTGCTTTTCCTCTTCCTCGTCGGCCTTCTTCGCTTCGCCCTTCGGGGTTTCCGCGCCCTCTTCGGTGTCCTTGGTTTTCTTGCTATCCTTGATGAAAGATTCCACGGCCCCAAGGCGTGTTTCCATCGACGTGAGCTTGTCAAGGATAGGCTTTAGCGCCTTATCCTTGGTTTCGTCGTCGTCTTTCTTTTTTTCTTTTTCCTCTTCCTCGTCGCTGTCTTTGACGCGCTTATCAAAAGTTGCGTAACCACCGCCGCCGCCACCGCCATTGCCTACATTGACAGTGACATGCCTTTCATGCGCAATGTCTTCGCTTGCCATCTCAAGCGCCTCTTCAAAAAGATTTTCGTCTTTCGCCTTAAAGGCGCCGCGCGCCCGATCAAGCCAAGACAATTTCTTATTCGTTGCAGCCATTTTAGTTTCCCTTGCCGTTTGTCGATCGCCTATCGCGCAGAGCGGACCACACCGCCCATCATCGACCAATGCCACGTGATTGCCTCTAATATTAACTTGCCTTGCACGCCCCGGAACAATTTGATCATAGATCGCGTTATATCCACACGAAACTTGGCGCTTGCCGTTCTCAACTGCGTCGATTGCATTCTTGGCGCAAATAAGAAGATCAGCCACCAAGCATCCGGAGAATTCCGCCATGCCGCGCCTGACATTACGGACATAGCCGACCGCTAAATCATGCCAATTTCCGGTAGTAACATTCCCCACTGGATGATCGTCAGTGATCGGCATGCCTTCAAATGAATCGATGGCCTCTTGCGTGAAGACTTCCTGCGCGTCGCGTGTAACAATGATCGTCCCGTCGACACCGCCTTCTACGCGCTCGCCGTTTTCGCCGGGGCCTATTTCCTGCTCCAAATAGATTTGATCGCCGGTCCTCGCGATTGGGACGTCACGGCATAACAAAAAACCTTGCGGGGTTACGCTTCGCTTCGGCCCCAGTTGCTCAATCGTATAGATTTGCATTTGTTATTTCGTGACAATCACATAGCCGCCAGTAGAAACAACGCCACCGCGAGACGTAATAATAGCCCAAATATGTGTAGCCGCCGGCGTTGAAAGCGTAACCTGCATCATGCTACGTGGATCTAAATGGAACCCAACAGGTGGGGTAACCCCAGGTTTGACGTCGGCGATAGCCAGCATAATGTCGGAACTTGTCGTCTGGACAACCATGATGCTGCCGGTGGACGGAATTCCAAGATCCGCCCAGTCTGACGTTCCGGCGGCAATCGCGGTTGTCGTGACCGCGGCCCATGCCGACGCGGGGAAGGCAAGCGCGGCAGCAATAAGACAGACGCGAGAAAGATTTTTCATGTTGAATAATTTATAACGAGCATTGCAGCCCCTACCGCGGTTGGGGTCGTCTGCACAATTCTGATGAATAGATTTGGCGTTGCGGCCGGCATCGACATAAAGGCCGGGGTTTGCGCGGCGAGAAGAGTAAGCGGCACCATGCCAATTGGGGCAATCGAGACGGCGGCAACATATTGCGCCCCGGCCGCGGCGTTGCCAATTTGGATCGTCGCGGTTGCGCCCGTATAGGCGGTGGTGGTATAAACGACCGCTGAGAGAAGCGTCGCCCCTGCGGGGATAGACATTGTGAAATCGGTGTTGGCTACGGCCGTCACTGGTAGGCTGAGTTTCTGGATATAATCGGTTCGTCCGGAAATGCCGCTAGATCCGTCCGTAACACCGCCGGGACCGAGAACGAGGGTGCCGGCATATTCGATTCCAGTCGGCAGATAATTAGGGAGAGCCATAGATCAAGATTCCTTATTCAGGTATGATAGGCAATGCGACGCATCGGCAGTTCCAAATGCATCCTGGGTGCGCGCGAACCCCGCTCGGGTCGGCAATCGGCGGATCGTTCCAAGCGAAGATTTTTCCGTCAAGTTTCTTATGCAATGGCCGGACATCGCTATCCCGCGCGGAAAGCCATTGATAATGCGTGGATCCAACACCTTCGGCACGAACTTGAGTGAGCATCGTCGTCGTGCGCCCGACCTCTGTTCGCGCGATCAGGGTTGCCCGGCCTTTGGTCACTTCGCCGGTTCGCATGATTTCTGCGGCGATTTCCTTCGCGCGCGTGCCGCTTTCTAAGCCCTCTAAGGCCAGCGTATGGACCCTTTCTGCCGCCTCGGTAGGTAGGCTCGTAATGAGCCGGACTTGCTCGTCACGGAGCTTCCTAACCATGTCGTCGAACCGGGCGGACCGCAGCTCTTGATGGATCTGCAACCCCATGGCCTGGGCAACGCGGCGCCACGCCTTTCCTTCGCGCGCGGCGACTTCCGTAATCATCCGAGTCGCCGTAGCATAGGCCCAAGGCGCCAAAGTAAGCGCATATTTGTCGAGTAACGAACGCACGCGCGGCATTTCGGCAAAGTTCGCCGGATCGAAGACGCCGACAAGATCGCCGATGTGACGCGCTATCTTGCGAAGACTTTGCGCGTAAAAGCGTTCCGCCAAGCGCGCCCTCGCAAACTCCACTTTGCGTAAAACCGCGGCGTCGTCATAGATCACTGAGGCAGAGACTTTTCTTTTTTGCTTGGCGCGATAAGATGGGGGTTTTCTCTCATCACCTTCCGCGCTAACTGAGTAACCGTCAATGAAGGGTCAGCAATAGAATAATCGGCCATCGCATCGAGCGCCGCGCTGTCGTCTATAGGCGGCCTGCCGCGTTTTCTAGGAGCTTGCATCACTGAACGTTCCGGCTTCTTTCCGCCTCGCGATTGGCCTTTGCAACTTCCGCATTACCGCGGCGAAGGCCATTCCCTTCGCGGGCGCTCTTGGACTCCGACTCCCCCTCGCCATTCATTGCGGCCGGGGGCGCATTTGACATTTCAAACTGCTCGCCAAAGCCCGGCATCGGCGGTTCGTTTTCGGCTTCTGTAATTTGCTCGTCGGTGATGTTTGTAAAGATCCCGGTGGAATCCGACGATTGCCGAAGCTCCTTTAGCGCTGTTGAATGATCGATAACCGCCGCGTCCACCATCTTGCCGACCGCGTCCGCGGTGACATTAGCAACCTCGGCTTTTTCCTTTTCGCTCATTTGCCAAAGCGATGTGAAGTCGAATGAAAATGTCTCGCTTGGGGCGGTCCCGAGCACACTGCGGTGAATGATATTCAAAAGCTTTGTCATTGGATCGCGCAAGTCTGATTCCTGGCTTGCCGTGATCATATCGTAATGATTTTTAAGGTCAGACTCCCCAGTTGAATTCAGTCCAGCCGGACTTTGCCCAAACAGACGCACCATCGGAATGCCGAGCGCCCCGCATAGCTGTTGCGCAAACTGCAGGAGCACGTCCGAAAGGCCGCTGAAACTGTAGGAATATGTTTCAAATTCCTCTTCTTTATCAATAGCTGTAATGCCTTCGATGCTCTGGAATAAGCGCATCATTTCGAGGCGCGACTTGAATGTCGCGGCCATAGGCTGTCCCATGGCTACCGCCTTGATCAGCCCAGGCGATTTCAACACACGCAAGTGGGCTTTATAAACAAGCTGCGCCGCGCCGGTCGTTGTACTATCAAAGGCAACCAAGCGATCATAGATTGGCTCAAGAACTGAAAGGCCCCAAAGATTCTCTGTCTGCTTTTGGAAGAATGGAAGATCGTCCCCGTCCATCCGCACGACACGCGAGAAATGTACTCGTTGCGGCGGAATAGGGCCGTTCGTTACCGTAATATCGTAGAACTTTGGCAGGCCGGCATAGGGACCGTAGTCGGTAACCAGCTCTGATAGCAGCGGTTGCAGCATCCACCGGTCAATGACCGCAAGCCCCTTAAACTGCCCTAGACCTACCGTTTCGATTCGCAGCGGCGTGCTTAAATCCTGGCCCTCAAGCAAAATTACCGCAATTGCCCCGCCGTACAAGCGCGCCCATCTAATTGTCCGGTTAATCGCCGTCCAAACATGCGCGGCCTTCAATTCGGTCTGGATCTTCTCAATGTCGCCGGGGTCTATGTCCCCGATCAAATCAAGCCCCGCACGGGTCATATCGTCGGCAACGCAATCGACCGCAGATCGGACTATCCATGACCCGCGATAGGCTTGCTCGACCAGAAGGCGATTGCGCGAGATAGGATTGAAATTATAAGCCGATCCGGCGCTTAGATTATTCTGGTCTATGCCGAGTTTAGCGGCGACATTCGCATAAGAATCTACGGTTGGAAGTCCGACCGCCGTAAATTCAACCGCCTTTTTGCGCGCCATTATCTATTGACAATCTCGATTTTGCATATTATCTAGCCCAATCGATTCCAACATCCGATACAAGGAGTTAACTGTGACTACGAATATGCGCGATATTGAAATCTTCGAGGCGGGCCGCGCTTCCATGCGGCGCGATATAGCCGAGTTGGCTAGGCTTAGTGGCACCCAAACAGCAACTCAAATCGCCGAGCTTATGCTTCCTGACGACGATCCCCGCCGTGCGCGCATTGCCAAGGCCGCTCACGCAGAAATGGCCGGCAACGGCGCCCGCAAGCGCGCGCGGAAGGCCGCTGCAAAGGCCGCTGGCGCCGGATGGGCGCCAAAGGCTCCAGTTGCCGCTAAGAAAGTCCGCAAGGACGCGGGACCGCGCACCAAAGGCGTCAAGAAGCGTCTTACGGACCTGCTTGCGGGCTCCGCGGCACTGACGATTGCCGAAATTATCGCCGAAACCGGGTTTGGCGAAAATTCCGTTCGCGGCACGCTCATGGGGCTCAAGAAGGCTGGCCTAGCCATACAGGACGACGAAAAGCGCTGGCTTCTGACGGCGCAAGCGGCAAGCGGCAATTCCGACGATGCCCATGCTAGCGCGAACGCCTAATTCAGCGCCGCGCCAAACCTTGCCCACATGCCGGAGAAATCCTGATCCTCCACGAGGATATTGCTAAGCGCCCAAATCATCGCATCTGCCCGGTCCGGCGATCTGCTTCCTAGATATCCGGCCGGGGAGAATGCCAGCATTTGTTCCTCTAGGTCGTTAAATCTTCCGACATGCCGCACGCGATCGGCCGCGTAAAGCGCGGATATCGGCTCGGCGCGCACCGCTTTGCCTCGGCTTGCGACGGTCAACTCAATCTTGACGCCAAGCATATTTCTAGCATTGGCCTGCGATTGAATTACGGATTCGACCATTGCGCCGCCGAAATTCTTTTCCGCGACAACCAAATCCGCCTGGTGTTTATCCCAGGCATAGAGTACACGCTGCGCCCATGCTTCCGGCGCAAACCGCCCGGAATAATCGGCTAGAACGTATCCCCTTCCATCCGTTCCTAACCCAGCCGCGATAATGCCGATTTCGTCGCTTCTCTCGTCCTCCGGACCAGCCGCGCCGGACGGGTCAACCCCAATAATGACTCGTTGCATGTCGGGAAGCTCAACATCCGAATCTAGGCGGCACCTGTCGATTGTCTCATACGTCCACAGAGCGCCTTCGATTTCGTCGGCATAATCCCCTTCTAAAAACCGCTTGCGCTGCTTTTCCGGAAGCGTTTCGAGATAGGCCATAAACTCGGCCGAGAGATTATGGATATTGTCAATCGGGTTTAGTCGGGCACTAACATATCGGCGAGGGACATTATACGGTTGGCGCGTGAGCGGATCGCACTTCTCATTGAACATGCGGTTTGTCCAATGAGATTTCCCAATCGGGTTGAGGTCGATATAGGCACGCTGCTTAATTTCGACTCGCACTTCAGCAAGACGAGTGAGAGCAACCAGCACGCTTGAATATGGTATCTCAGAAGCCTCATTGAGATACACACTGCTATACTCGCGGCCAAGGATTTTGTCGATACGCTCTTTTTCATCAAGCCCTCCCAACCATATAGTTGAGCCATTCTCAAGCTCGAAATATCCATCCTTCCGGTGCGATGCAAATTTAAGCCCGTTAAAACACTCATCAGCAACTACAAATAGCGTTGCGTTTGCATCGCCGACAATTGATGTCCATACCGCGTTTTGCCGGAATCGCGCAATTAAATGACGGGACCCGGGAGCCTTGAGCGCCCGCATGATAATCGCGCGAACGATCAGAAATGTTTTTCCGGACCGCGCGCCACCAAACAGACACACAAACCGCGCGTCGCTCGCCAGCGCCTCCATCGCCGCGATTTGTTTTTCAGAAAACGAAATGGTCATCCAACATTAAGGCTGGCCAAATGCGCGTTCGTTGTTAGCGTCTGGCCTGCATTTGTCCCTACCGTCGCGATAACGTCATATATCGCACCGGCTTGAGTCGTTCCGATCATTTGCATTACGACAGAGCCGCTAATAGACGGCGAGCCTATGAGCCGCGATACCGGAGTTGTGTCAATTCCGGACACTACGACAATCGATACAACCGGCGACGATAGTGTTTCTCCGGTTGCCAACGCGAGCGAGAAATCGAACGATAGCACCACTTGCTCGGTCGTATAGATCGGCGAAAAGTCCCGCATTGCTCTGGGCATTTTCGCCTAAATCCATTTTTTAATGCGTCGGATATTGCACCATTCTTACGGGCGCGGGATATTGCACGATATATGCAGGATCGATAAGAAGCGGGCGTGTTGATAAATCGGTAAGCGTGGCGCCACTCAGATCCGTAAGTACAGCGCCTGCTAGATCCGTGAGAGGATTGAGAGGTAGCGCGGTTGACAAATCGATAACCGTAGCGCCGCCGAGGTCGGTAAGCGCGGCGCCTGCGAGATCTGTGAGATCGCTCTGGATCGGCGTTTGGCCCCCGCCCTGAATTCGGGCGAGGAACCACGCATTTGTGACGTTTCCAAATTCCCGCACGCCAGGAATAACGGAATCCGCAACGCAGTTGACGATGCTCCCGGAACCATCGTCGGCTGCAATCTTGAGGTTGCCCCATCCCGGGACACCGGCCCCTACAGCGCGAAGACCATTTATTACCGTATTACGCCCGGTCGAATTGACGGCCTCGGCGCCGCGAAGAAGACTTGGTGCTCTATAGTCTGGGGCTTCGATGTAACCCGAACTATGCGGAAAATCCGCAGTCCTCGCCGTCCACGGAGGAATTGCCTCTATAGTAATATTCGGATTGTTTGAATTTATAACAATAGCAAGCAAACTATCGTTATTTGCGTTAATATAACCTTCTTGAATAATCGTTGGATTTAAAATTGTCCCTCCCAGTACGGTGGTGGCGCTTGGAGGTTGGATATTTGAGTTTACGTTGATGATAGGATTATGCTCAGAAAACGATAGCGAGGAATATTGGCTCATGCTCCTAATTGTGATTAGGGCGCTGTCAAAAAGAAAGTTCCCGGAACTATTCGCGGAGCAAGTCGCATTCACGCCAACCGGGCGAATGAACGATACCCCCGTTGAGCGGAAAGTCTCAAAACCGGCAGTTAGAATCGGACTTGTTACCGAGCAATCTACGACGTCTCCTCCGGTGCTGTCCGCCCATTGAAACATCCATTGTACGTAAGTCTGGAGGCCGTCTGTTAGTACGCAATCACATCTATAGGCGTTGCAGTCAGTTGAAAATGATGTGCCTACCGCCTTAAGGAAAACGTCGGTTATTGTTAGGTCCTGTGCGCTACAGCCGGTACTGAGATCGAATATCACTCCCGGTGCATAACCTCCAATTCCGGCGCCCAGGTCATTTCCGCTAACGGTCGCGATTCCATAGCCATTGAAGCGCGCATTACCTTGGAGATGTAGATCGCGGACAATGCACCCCGTGCATTGAAAGAAATCCAGATTCGCGCCCTGGGTGCCTTTCGGACTGAGAATTGTGGTCAGGCTCTCGCCGGCCCCTGCCACAGTCCATCCCGTCTTTTGAGATACCAATAGCCTAGCGGAAGTGGCGAACACTCCCGCAGGAATCGGCACCGTTACGTTAGAGGCGGAATTAGCAAAGAGGCTCGCAAAAGCCGCGGCGTTGTCAAAATAAACATTTGCATTCGTGCTCGCGGCTACCGCCGAGCGGCTCAAGGTCAATGTGCGTCGATCCCCGCTCATTGCGGAGATTGTAGCTAGCAGAGCCCTCGGGCTTACCTTGTTCGTATAGTAGAGGTTCGGATCGGGGGCCGTCCATGTGTTAGGCGCCCATGACGGGGACCAGAGCCAAACGTCGCCGCCGCTGTCTTGCGTCCATGCGTATGTTGCGGCAACCTGGCCCGTGTCGGCATTCATGGCGGCCGTATTGGCATAGGACAGCGCCGGCCATGTACCACCTACGCCTACCGTGCCGCGAAGGCCGGCCCCTGTTTCGCCGCCGATCTCGACGATGATGGAGTCCCCAACCTGGAAACCCCCGTCCGCCACAAGAATTAGTTGATTAGATGAGGCCGAGATAGACCCAACCGCCGTATTTGCGCTAAGCGGCATTGGCTTTTAGCCTCCGCCGAGCCACGCCGCCCCGCTGTAACTAACCGGGCAGTAGGTCGAGCCTCCCCCGGTCAGCGCGCCCTGGAATGTGCAGACCGCGGCGTCTGTGACATAGGCGTGATTGCCAATCACCGCGCCGAGCGCCGCCGTCGCGGGTAGCGCCGCGACAGTGTATCCGCACGGCTTGAGATTCGGGGCCGAGATTTCGAGATACGTTCCGTCGTAGGTCAGCGGATAGTAGACGTTCGGCAAAACGTCATCCGCCGCCAAGACGCACATGCCCCCGAACTTGCGGACATGGACAGCCGATCCGCTGTCGACCAAGATCGTAAGATCCCCCGTGTTGGCCGTGGTGGTCTTGTAGATTATTTCGTCGCCGGCGACGAGAGTAATATTCGCCCCGCTGACATCTGAGGCCGGCGCCGTATTGCAGACTTGCGCCGTCCCTGATCCCGTACCGTCCGAGCAGATTCTTGGGGATGCAAGATTGTGATAATTGCCTTGCTGAAGATCCACGCCATTAGAGTCAAACACGGCGACGGCGTTCGCCATCGTCGGCGACCCGTTCTGATAAGACCGGAGGCCAAACCGTGCTTTTTGCGTCGCAAACCCAGCATCAATAATCGGAGGAGATGAAGCCTGAGAGAGCGGAACTCCAACCCCGAAATTGTTCGCTACGTATACGTTTACACCGGGACCTGTTTTGACATATGGGGCGCCGCCTGTCGGGGCAGAGGTGAACTGATTGTTCTCGATCGTAGCGCCGGAGATATCGAAATTGCTACTTGAGGCTGTTTCAGGACCAATGTTCGGCACGCCACTGGCAGCAGTGCTAAAAATATTATTATTTCTAATCACAACTCCTGGAATAGTTGCGCCAACCGTTCCAGGATCACCATAGGTTATCTGTGGCGTCGGGCCGGAAGGGTTACCCTCAAGCCCATTGTTAATGACCCACTTTCCCTCCCCGCCGCCGCACGCGCCGCCTCCTCCGCATGACCCAAGCCGGATATCAGGGTAATGAAACTGGATCTCGCTATTAACAATCCAGCCGCTAAACATCCATACGCCATAGCCGTAAGTGGAAATAGAGCACGCCACCCCGCCGGATGTCGCGCACTCATTGGCGTTGTGTGAGAACATGAAATGGCCGTTAATAGCGAGATGCGAGTCCACCATGTTGCGGGTAACGCCATCGCTGTCTCGCCAAAAATTCCCATCGACAAGAGGCTCCCATACGTTGCGATCATAGGTAATCGTGGCAGCCGTGCTCGCGGCACCCCCGACATATGATACCCCAAAATTCCAAAACTCGTTGTAGAGAATAGCGGTGTTGATGATGTAATTATTGACATAGATGCCGGCAGTGTAACTCGCCCCGCCGGTGAACCGGCATCCTTGGACCGTGTAGCGGCTCGTATGATAAGTAGCTAGCGTCAAACCCGTAGGCCCAAGATCTACCGCATGCGCAGTGCCTGTGTAATTCAGCGTCACCCCAGGCGCGCACATAATGGTCGTCGGCTTCGTCGGATTGAGCGGGCTAATACCGCTCCCGCCGTAGTTGTACGTGCAAGTCGTGGAACCCGTATCGCAATCGAAATAAACCGTTGGAATATTGTTGGTCGCAAAGCCGTTTGAGGCCGTGAAGGCCGCCGCAATCGTTGTGGAGTTGTCCGTGCTGCCGTCCGGGATCGCGCCGTACATCGTGCGCACGTTGAACATGCCTTGGGAAACGCCCTTGACGTGCGTGGCGTCGGTCCATTGCGCCTGATTTGGGGCTGCGGGCGTGCCGGATATTAGAGCGCCGCCGCTACCGCCGCACGCCGCACCAGCATCGATGATGTTTCCGTTCGCATCCCATTTCGCGCAATCGTTGGTTACAACCGCGCCTGTCGACGTAGCAAACTTTGTCGTGTTACCGGTGACCGTGCCCACACTCGGCGCAGCTCCCGCGCCGCCTCCTATGACGGGAAGGTTCGCGGTCAACACCGCGCTCGACGCCCATCCTGTCGCGCTTGAGAAATAGGGTATTCCTCCGGACGTTCCTGCAACGGTCAGGGCAAATGTGCCGCTGGTCGTGATCGGTGAGCCTGCAACCGAGATTATCCCGCCGGTGAAAGTTTCCGCAGCGCTAGTGACCGTGCCGCCAGGCGGGCTCTGCCATGACGGAGCCGCGCCCGTATTCGCCCCGAGGAACTGCCCGCTAGTTCCATTTGCGAGCCGAGTTCCGACTCCCGCCGCGCCGCCATAGATCGTGTCTCCGATTGTCGTCATCGGGGACAGCGCATTGAACGCCGCAGCGGCGCTAGTCTGGCCGGTTCCCCCGTTTGCAAGTGGAAGAATGCCGGATACATCCGTGGCGAGCGCCACTGCACCAAATGTCGGCGCGCCGGCGACATTGCCGTGCAGGACTGTGGTCGTCGTCCCGAGCGAGCCTAAAGGTGCCGGGGCGGCTCCCGCGCCGCCTCCGACAACGATGGCGTTAGCCGTTAGTGCGGCACTTGATGCCCAACCTGTTGAGCTGGAAAAGTACGGGATGCCGCCTGATGTACCTGCAACGGTAAGTGCGAATGTTCCGCTCGTTGTAATCGGTGATCCGGCGACGGAAATCAGACCGCCGGTAAACGTCGCGGCGGCACTTGTTACACCACCCCCGGATGCCCCATTCACCGTCTGATTCGGCCATGCGCCGGTTACGGTGATGTTCGTTCCGGCGATAATACCTGGCGACGCTGTGCCGGTGCCCCCATTAGCAATCGGTAGAAGCCCGCTCACATCCGCGGTAAGGCTCGCCTGCGTCTTAGAGGCGAGCGCGCCAAAAGCAATTCCGTTCGACTTGAGGCATGTGATCGCGCCGCCTAATGTAGCCGTGCAATCTCCCGACAGATGCAAATAGGCAAAGGTTGCAATATTAGTAACGGAGCAGCTTTTGTCCGTTGCCGCCTGATCGCAATACCAGAGTTCCGTACCGGTGTAGGGCGTCGTGGCGGGTGTATAAGACGGCGCATTGCCGGCATAGGACGGGCGCGCGCATATAGTAATTATTAATATAATTACGGCAAACCATACGGTCCGATTATAGCGGTTCATACGGATATTTCATGGAGGTAAGCTCATACTTTCTCGTCGAACTTAGCGAGAACGCCGGAATAAATGAGGGTTGTTTTTGTTTCGTTTCGTATCGGATCGCCGTCCGCACTGCCGGCGATTGGCTGAATCGCCTTGCCGTAGCCGCGGTCAAATAGTTCTTTGATTGCAGCAACGCATGTTTGATCACTTCGGATTTGAAACGCCCCACGAACGAATTTTACAACGTCCGCCGTTGACGCGCCATCAGCGACTAACTTTTGCAGTCCTCTAACAGCAACTGCTTCAAGCGGCGCATCATTAAATGCTATCTCAGCAAGCCTGGTAATACCGGCCGGGCCGTGCACGCGCGCAAGCTCTTTTATCTCAAGCGTTGCTTTGTTTTGCGTTCCTTTTGCACGGCCGCCCGCCTTTGGATGGCCCTTATGAGCAACCACTAAATTATACCATTTCAGTTTGTAGAATTATTTCAGGAGCTCGCGATAATCGAACGGCTCGCGATCAAGCCGCGGCGATAATCGAACGGCTCGCGATCAAGCCGCGCTTTGACATTGACGTTGGAAAGCTTCACCTGTTCGAGATAATGGGCAAGCATGCCGTCCTGCATGTCGCCGGGCTCGTCGGCAAGCATCGCAACGGATTTCAGCCAAGCCTCGCGCATAATGCCTTGCTCCTCGCGGGTAAGTGCGCGGGCGGCGGGAACTATCATTTTCAAGCCATTCTCGAAAAAACCGCGCCCGCTCGCAGTTTAATCTCATCTCGTGTAACGCCCAAAAATAATGCCGCCCGCTCAAAAATCCTATTGGCTTCATTTTCGTCAAATTTTCTTAGACCGAAAATTGTAACTCCTTGAGGGGTATCGTCATCCTCTCTTTTGCGAAGCCACATATCGAATTCAGTATCGTCGTCCGCATATTCGCCAGTCGTTGCCTCTTTCGATATATACACAACATCATGCTGATCGTCGTAGTTGGCATAAAGTGGCACGCGCACGGCGGGGAGCGTCATTATTCTTCCCTAATAATTATCAAGCCAGCCCCAGTATGTGGCTCCATTTGCGCCACATATTGGCGGAGAAAGAAAAGGCCGTAGCCATAAGCCGCAAGCTTGAGCAATACCACCCACACAAGAACCGACGCCGCTATTCCGGCAATCAACGGCCAGTTTGGGCACATAGCTGCCGCTCGCGCACATGTGATTGACAAATGCTCTAAATCGCGTATATATGAGTCATGACACCGGAAAATCTACGGGCGTGGCGCGCGCGGCGCAATTGGTCAAAAGCAGAGGCCGCTAGGCAGCTCGGCCTTTCCACTAACGCTTACGCTTACTATGAAAGTGGACGGTGGAAGATCAAAAAATTCGTTGCCCTAGCATGTGCGGCACTCGCTCTCGGCGTCACACCGCACGAATAGGCATGTCACAATTTGTGATCCCGCACAGACGTTCGCGATCATGCGGGGTGCTCAACGCCCCGCATGATCGCTGACTGGTTAGGTCGCCGACAGAACGAGACTGAGTCCTCGATGTCGGCGTGAAGGTCGGACAAGTGACTGTCGCGGCCCGCATTTACCTGCGGACATGATGGCACGAATCTGGCTTTTATTCAAGGGCTCTCCTTGAATAGGCGCTAATTATGTACCGCCTCTACCATCTTCGGCTGTGATAGCCTGAGCGCTTAAGCGGATGCCGGTTCGCCGCGCGATGGAATGCACCCCAAACATTACGACGATTTCGAACCTCATAAACTCGTTGCCTTAAGTCAGGAAGGATTCCTGAGCAATCGGATTCTTTGCCTGAAAGGCAAATGGATAAGTCGCCGTTCTGTGATAAAATATGTTGCTAATATAGCATCCGGTGTTCATTCTGGCGTCCCAAAAAACGAAACAGACACAATTATATCAAATATAAGAAACTGCGCAACGTATTCAAAAAAAGACGGGAAACTTCATACTCATATACACCTAGGCTCAATTAGAACACCGTCAACCAATTTCCTATATTCAGCTAATTCCATTGATCCTATTCTTTTTGAACTTATCTGCGCCGCTCATTATTTTACTACGTCACCAGATATTGTTCGCCTTGAGAAACTTATTCATGAAGAAGTCGGAATAGCTTGAATTAATGCTTTCTCGAGCATCCGATAAAAAATCTCAATGACTATCAACTCCTCCTGCTCTTGTTCATGGTCCCATTCGCTAA